CGCTTACGCGGGGTCCTGGCTCGAGCCAACACATTGTGTGTCCTCCACTACGTCAGAATCGATTATGGTTGTTAGAAACCGAGATCGATCAATCTCACATGGCACTCAATACGGACGTATGGAATACGTTCCGACCGGTGACACGTTTGATGAAGTCGATATCTCACTGGGTGTCTCTAGATGTTGGGATACGGTAGGAAACTACCCTGTCGCAAACGGATTAGAGATCGAGCATAAGTCCTTTAGCAGATTAGGAACTGTTACTGGACGGAGCCCGTACTTCCCTGTCATCGATTTCCAGAAATGGAGACTCGATGGTCAGGTGTATTTCACCCATCAACCAATTTTCGAAACGCCACCAGACGATGCGAGTGCATCTTCTATTGCACTGAGACGGAGCAATCCTAGTCGACCAGTGGTCGACGTTCCTGTCTTCATAGCTGAGACCTTTCAAGAAGGGGTCAAAACTATGCGGGAGGTATTCCACCAGGCTCAGGAAAGATTTGATTCTATTCCTGAGACAAATTGGAGTAATCGAGTAGCTCAATGGAACTTCTCGATAAAACCTCTTTATCAGGACCTTTCCAAGATGTTCGGTTATATGAACGACTTGAATCGGCGGACAGCTGAATTGAAACAGCTGTATTCTCCGAAAGGTCTACATCGTCGGATCCCTATCTGGGACGGCGCAGCACAAGGCTCTCTTGGCCGTATGACTGTGTCATCGTTAGACGGGGCTTATGTTGAGATTGAACTGTTATGGTTCTCTAAACGGGAAATTTGGGCTACCACGAAGTGGCTCCCTGATTCCGACCAACTGCCGCCCTCAGACCCGGACCTTGTGAACGCGGCTCGTGCCGCGATTCACGGGTGGAACTTCTCACTTTCTTCATTGTGGGAAGCCTGCCCTTGGTCTTGGATGATTGATTACTTCACGAATCTAGGTGATTATTTAGATCTTCACCGAAATAACGTGGGTGCTCACCCATCCGAGGTCTGTATAATGGACCGCCAAATAACCTCTTACTCACAATCTAACGTGGTTAAGCAGGATTGGCTGTCGGTAGTCCCGGGTGCCTGGTCTTACGAGACGAAGTCTCGAAGGCTAGGGGACTTGGACATTGACGTTGGGTTGCGGAATGTTCCAGCGTTTGGACTTTCGCAGCTTGTCAACATGGCTTCTATCTTCCAGGGTTTTGCCCGGAAGCTCTAGAGCCTAACTAGGAGACTATTGTGGCTTGGGGTACAACCAAGGTCGTTACGATCAACTCGATCGCAATGACACTCAATCGCGTGAACAACGACAATCACGGTTCCGACTGGGAATACTATGGCGCGACTGAAAGTCTCGTCATGCGTATCCGTCATTCCGTGGATGCTCCGCGCAAAGATACTGGCGTGGTGAACAGGCGTCATTTCCTGGACATCACTCATACTATCTATGCAACGAGCACTGTCGCGCAGATCGTTCGAACCTGGGGTTACACTATTGTGCATCCCAAGAACGACGATCCGGCTGCGGCTCTTCTCGACTTGGCCGGATTCTCATCCGCCCTCGTCGGGACGACGCCGCATACGGACATGCTCGCTGGACTGAATTAACACCGAAAGGTGTGAATTCGGCACCAGGGTAGGTTTGTCCTACCTCTAGGTCTGTGTTCTAAGCGGCCGCAGAAGCGGTGTACTCCTCGCCTCGTACGACATCAGCCACTTACCTTCTAAGGTGAAGCAACTATGTCTAAGAGGTACGAGAATAGCCTTCTTCGGTTCTGCCAAGGCGTCCTTCTGGACGCCGAAGCCTTAGACTCTAAACTCCGTAGGGGATTTCTTGTCGACTTGCGTCGGCTCGAGTCCCTTGTTCAGCAGAACGGCCTCAGTGTTTTTACACTGTGGTTGCCCGCTATCGATAAGGTCCTTTGTAGGGCCCTAGATAGTGGCTGCCTCGAGGTGAGTGGCCTACCTTTAATGGGTAGACGCTCGCCTCGTTCCATCATTCCTAGACTATTCCAGGGAATCTGGTCGCAGGTGTTTGCTGATAACGGCTGCTTGAAGCAGGAAATAGATCCGACCTGGATCCTTATATTACGTCAGCTTTTATCGGCTGGCGCAAAATTAAGGCTGGAAGCGCCGAAGTCCGCACTTTATCGGACAACGGAGGCTTTCTTCCATGTCGAATCCTCGCTCCCTGACGTCAGCCCTATCTGGGCTAGCGTTGGGGGCTTGTCTCCTGGGTCTATTCATGGTTCTCTTATGGACCGTGATCCTGGGAATCGAGGTGTTGGCAGACCCCAAGAGGGGGGACCATCACCCACGAACCTGCTACGACTTTGTCAACTCATCGCTGACAGAGTTTCGACGTCTTTCGGAGAATTCCTTCCCGAAGATTGTCGATTCAGGCACGGACGTGGTGCAACGGGGGAGTTCAGACGCGGAGCTGGCTATAAATACCAGTTTCCGACCTGGAATCCCCGTCTCGAGGTTGTATTCCCATATAGCGGGTTCGGAACTTCCAACCCCGCCTTATTGGGCGACATTTCTCGGTTTCAAGTAAGCCCGCTCCTTGCTGAAGGAGCGAGCCGATTGATCCCTGTACCAAAGACCATGAAGGCGCCGCGGCTTATTGCCGCTGAACCAACGTGTAATCAATGGATACAGCAAGGTATGCTTGACTGGTTTGTCACGCGTATCGAGCGGGATCGTTTGAGTCGCAGAAGCTCTTATGGAAAATCAATTGATTTTTCCAAACAGAGTCTCAGTGGCGAAGACGCCCTTGAGTCCTCTCGTACTGGCTTACGCGCTACCATAGACCTTAGTGAGGCCTCTGATCGACTGTCCTGCTGGCTAATACAGCATCTTTGGCGGAAGAATCTATCCGTCTTAGAGGCTATTATTGCTTGCCGAACTCGTTATATGTATAACGATGTCGATAAGAAGCAGCCTTCTGTCTTGGAGTTGCGAAAGTTTGCAACGATGGGATCAGCACTAACCTTTCCACTGCAAAGCTTGGCGTTCTTTGTTTTAGCCATTGCGGCCGGCCTCGAATACGAGGATCGGACGAGCAATGGACGCCGAGGCAAGCCTTCCGAATGGAAGCGTTTGTGTGGACACGTCAGAGTCTACGGGGACGATATCATTGT